CGCTCTGTCCTCAAAGAGGCCCTTGCCGACTACCGGGACGTCCACGCCGCAATTTACGCCCTGCGCCGAAAGGTGCCCTGGAACGAGCTCCAACGGGTCCTTGCAGAGACCGAGCACGCCTCCCACCCACGAGAAGTGTCTGCGATCACAGAAGAGGTCGAAGAGCACCTCGAATCTGAACTTGAATCCTACGTCTTAGGGTAACCAAATGGAAGAGCTTGGGGATTGGCAACGCCGCGCCCGCCAAAAAGCCGAGCAACACTCCCGCCACCAGTGCAAGAAAGCGATCCAGCAAACCACCCCCACCGACAGGGAGGCTCAGGCCCTCTACTCGCTCTTCGAGGAGCACAAGGACGACATTGAGCACTGGTGCAGGCAGGCCCTGAATAAAGCACAAGGCACCGCCCTCACCCTCGACGACGTGATGGCAGAGGCATACATCCTCTTCCAGCGCTCCCTTGTTCGCTATGACGAAGAGAAGGCAGGGCTTAGAACGTATTTGCAGCACGACCTGCGAGGACGCATCCGCGATTACCTGGAAGCCGTCACCGAAGAGCAAGGGGAACAGGAGGAACCAGAAGACCGGGTCGTTGCCCCCGGCTTTGATCTGGTGGAAATCTACGAGGAGCTGATCGATGAAGGCCGCGTCAGCGAAGAGGCCGAGCAGCTGTGGGCCAGCATTCAATAACCCCATATTACAGGTAGCACTGGCTCCACAACAACTCCACAGCCGATATGATCACAGTTGAGAACGAGCAACTCCTCGGCAGCCAAGACTCGCTTCAAGCCTTGTCCGAGACGAGCCTCCCGGGCCGGCATGCGCTTCAGCTGATGGGGATTTTGGAAGAGGTACAGACCCACCTGGAGCACGTGCACGAGGTCCGCACCCAGCTCGCAAACCGCGATGAAGAAGAGGAGGCAGCGGAGCAGGAGTGGCAGGATGTCCTCGATGACGAGCTTGAGATCAACGAGAACCCAATTCCTCGCTCCGCGATCGCCGAGGTCGAAGGCATCGAAGCGAAAGACCTCTACCGCCTTCGGTGGCTGCTTTCTGAGGAGGATGAGGAAAACGAGGAGTGACGGACCGGCTGCGGCGCGTTGCCGGGTCGCTTCGCTGCGGTGCCGGGTCGCTGTGACGCCGACGGCTGTGACGGACCGGGTTCGTTGTGACGCCGGCTCGCTGTGACGGAGGATTCGCTGTGACGACCGACGGCCGTGACGACGATCTTTCTTTTTGCTTCACACGCTTAGGTTAGGGTTTTTCAATGACCGACCGCGATGACGAGGATTTCGATCCTGCCGAGGACGGGGCCGGCATGGGCTGGGCCACAGGCGACAAAGAGGATGAGGAGCTGGGCCCCGTGGATTACGACACATGGAGCGCCGACTCGGGCGAGGACGGCGATGACGATCACGAAGACACCGAGACGGGCGGCCACGATGACGGCGAAGAGGGTGGAGAAGGCGGGAATCGACCTGCGACCGTCCCCGCAGAAGTGGCCGCGGACGCGCCCGCGAGCGTGAGCGCGGACATGAACGTCTCAGCGATCCCAGAAGACGACGAATTCGAAAAGCTCTGGGAGAGCTTAGAGCACAAGCACAAGCAGGTTGCCCTTGCGTACGCCAAGACGTCGACGAAGGCCGAGGCAGCTCGGGAGTGTGGTTACCATCCAGACACGATCTACGACTGGCCCGACAAGGTCTGGAAGGCGACCGAGATGATCCTCCGGCGCAATCGGGAACGCCTTGAGCAGGCGCATGCGGCGCTCGTGCCCCGCATCGTAGCGATCCAGGAGCGGGCGCTCGACCCTGAGAAGGAGCTCGATCGCGTCTCAGCGGAGATGGCCCAGTACCTCACCAATCGTTTGCTCGGCAAGCCGACGCAAAGGTCCGAGGTTCAGGTGGAGGGCGGCATCGACATCTCCGAGGACGAGGAGGACATCGATGATGCGCTTGAGCACCTGGAGTGACTATCCTCTCGACCCATGGGGATATTGGAGCACAGCCCGTCATAGCGACCTACAGCCACCATCACAGCCTGCAGCAAGCCTCTGGCGCCACCGAGACGGCCGTCACAGCGGGCCTATCGCCCAGACCCCATAGTGAAATAGGCCGTCACAGCAGCGGAGAGCCACCATCACAACGCGTCACAGCAGCCCAGAGCAGCGTCATAGTAGCCCAGAGCAGCCACCAGCAGCGGGCTGAGACGGTCGATCCTATCGCCAGAGCCCATAGTCATATTGGACGCCCGAGCCCTGAGGCCGGAGCTGGAAGCCACTGTGACGAGCCGACGGTTGCTGTGACGAGGGGCCACTGTGACGACGAAGACGGCCGTGACGAGGCGGACTCAGAACCCAACATAATCACGCTTATATTGGGTTTTGCTCTTTGCTGATCGGCGAACACCCCACGGCTGTGACGGCCCTCCGCTGTGACGTGGGGGTCCCCCAACAGGGGGTGTTTTTGATGATGATGATGAGACCGACGCCCAGAGATATCCCAACTCAGATCTCAAACCGTGACTGAAACTTCGATCTCCTTCTGCTCCGAGGACGACTCAGTGTATATCTACACCAGCTCCAGCTGGAAAGCCAAGGCCCTCCGCAATCGCTTAGAGGACGCAGGCGCAGACTGGGAAATGAGTGAGCACCAGTCAGGCGATGGGTCCTGGAAGTTTGTGGTGAGCCGGGAGGACTGCCGGCACCCGAAGATGGTGATTTCTCCCTGATCTACCTCTACCTCTACCTATGTCTACGCTCCGAGATTTACTGCAGCAGGCTGTAACAGAGCTGATCAAAAATGATCCGGCGCTAATGACTGCACTGCAGCGATCCGCGCAGGACATTGAGGAGGAGCGTACCCACTGTGCCCGGAAGGTCTTTGATGATATCGGCTGGTAGCCCCGTGACGTGACGGGGGGAATCGCTCCTCAAATCGACTCGCCTTAGATCGCAAGGGTCAGCCTAAGCTACGTGACGCAATCCGACTGGGCAACGAAAGCATTGGAGATTCGGGAGGCTCTCAAGGGCCGCCCCAAGGCCGCGCGTCGGAAGCTGTTTAAGAAGCTGCCTGACAGCGTTCGGAAGAAGGCTTTGGTGAGTCCATATATTTTAGGCCGTGACGAGCAGGTTGAGGCTTTGACGAGCGAGGCGGACACCATCCTGGTCCTCTCCGGGCGAGGGTGGGGAAAGAGCTGGAGTGGGGCCCACTGGCTTCTCGATCGCATCGAGCGTGGCCACAAGGCGACCGCCGGCATCGCCGAGACGGCTGCGGATGTGCGGGACGACATGGTTGATCCTGCCGAGCCGGGCAGCGGGATCATCGAATTTGCTGAGGATAAAAAGCTCAAACCAAACCACAAGATCTCCCAATCGCGGGTTGAGCTCAAAGCACCTCATGGCTCCTCCAGGATCCAGCTCTACAGCGGAGACTCGCCGCAATCACTTCGGGGATTTTCCGGGAGTGCGGTCTGGTGCGACGAATTGGCGAAGATGCGCTACCAGGAGGCCGTGCGGCGCCAGCTCGACTTCGTTCTGCGTGAAGGAGGTGAGGAGGGCAGTCAGCTCCTCATCACAACGACCCCTCGCCCCACGCAAACCATCAAGGAGCTCGCCCGAGACGACTCGGTCCACGTCATCAAGGGGACCAGCTGGGACAACCGGGCAAACTTAGATGATCGTTTCATCCGCCAACTTGAAACGCTTCAAGGGACTCGCTTAGGCAGACAGGAGGTCAAGGCCCAGATCCTCGAGGATTCAGGCGACCTGTGGTCCCATGACGATATTACCCACGTCACGCCGGAGGAAGTGCCGGAGCTGGTGCGGATCGTCGTTGGCTTAGACCCTACGGTCTCCGATGAAGAGGATTCCGACGAATGTGGGATCGTGGTCTGCGCATTGGGCGAAGACGAGAAGGCCTACGTCCTGGAGGACCTCAGCGATACGTACACCAACCGGGAGTGGGCTGCCGTCACGGTCGCCGCATTTCAAGCGGACCTATCCATCGATGACCTCCCCTCGTCCATCGAGGGACAAAGCTACCCGTGGCCGCCGGCGGACAAGATCTTCGGGGAGCGCAACCAAGGAGGTGGGTTGATTGCGGACAATATCAAGTCGGTGAGCAAGAGAGTGGCCTTTGGCTCCGTCCACGTCCAACGCCCGAAGGAGGCCCGCGCCGAGCCGGTCCACTCCTTGTATCAGAGCACCCCACCGGAAGTCGTCCACGTTGGCACGCACCCCGAGCTCGAAGACCAAATGACTTCCTTTCTGCAGGGCGCAGACAGCCCGGACCGTGTCGACGCCGCCGTGCACGCCTTGTCCGAGCTCCTTCTGTCTGGCACCCAGCCAGTTCTCGACCCAGATCACGTGATTTCCAAGTAACCTGAATTAGGATAACCAGAATGCCAGTATCGAAAGCAACCAATGCCCACTATGACGAGCACCTCCGGTCGTGGAACCTGATCCGACGGCTCCACACAGGAGACCAGGTCAGCGCGGAGCTGGTCCAGGGCGCATTCGAATCCGACCTGGCCTTCAAGGCCCGCAAGGACACGGTGGACTGGAAACCCCACACCCGCGACCTAATCAGTCGTTTGGTGGGAGAACTCTTCTCCCGTAGCGGCGAGGTGGTCCGGGAGACGGAGATTGACGACGCCTACCTCTCGGCCATCGGCCCTTCCGACCAATCGTACGTCACGCAGCTGATCAACCTGACCGAGACGCTGATCGCGTACGACGAGTGCTGGGCGATTATGGATCCGGCCCAGGGCCTGATGATCACGGGGCCCCAGCACGTCCCCCGCTGGACACAAGATGCAGTTGTCCTCAAGGGCACCCGGACGATGGGCGACTCGGTGTTCGGAGATGAGCAAGAACAAGAGGCCTGGACGATCTACCGTGACGACAGCTACGAGGTCTACGTCCAATCGGATAAGGAGGGAGTAGACGAAGAGCGGGTCGATGGTGGAGAGTACGAAGAGGGCTTCTCTTTCGACGGCCCGCCTGCCCAGAGAATTGTCCTGCCGTGGAAAGTCCCGTTCGGGCGGTCTGTGGCCAGGGCGCACCGATCGCTCTTCCGCATCAAAAGCAAGATGGATTCGGCGCTAACAAATTCGCTGGGCGGAGGCCTTTTGCAAGTAGCCACGGGGGGCTCGGGGGAGATGGCCGATGCCATCAAGCAAGCCCTCAAATCCGGCGCCATCGCGGTTCCCTACGACAAGGAGCACGGCCAGCACAAAAGTCTCAACGTCGGGACGAAAGGATTGCAACACGGCTCCGAGGCCTTGAAGCGGAAGAGACAGGAGCTCTACCGGACCGCCTACCAGTCCCTCTCGCAGGCCTCCGGACGAATGACCGCCTCCGAGGTCGACGCTCGCAACCGATCGGGCCCCGCCGCGGCGATGAGCGTCTTGGCCGAGACAATCCAATCCGCAGAAGAGAGCCTCCTGCGGGTTGTGGCCAAGGCGGAGGACTCGCGCCGAGAGGACCCGAGCCCGCAAGTCGAGTGGCCCACCGACTTCTCCAACGCCTTCGAAGGCGATGAGCGCGAGATCAGCCGCGACATATTCGGAGGCAACCTGCCGGTCGACTCAACCACTGCGACGGACGTGGTCATCAGCCGTCTCAACGAAGCGGGCTTCAATCCCGACAGGGAGGGGATCGAGGAGGCGGTCTCCGAGGCGATGGACCGCGCCGCGCAATCTCCCACCTCTGAGAACTTCCTCTAATTCCCGATGGAAGAGTACAACGAGGTCATTACGTCCGCCCGCGATGACGTCTTGAGCGGGGCATCGGATCTCCCGGCCGAGCAGATTGCCGCGGTCCTGGCGGAGGTGCGTGGTTCGATGCCGGCCAGGGAGCTGACCGCAGCGGAGATCAAGCGCAGGTACAACCGGGCCTTCCAGCAGCTGCAGGAGGATGTGACGAGCCACGTCCAACAGCAACGGCAGCAGGCCGCTCAGGATACGGCCGATGCCCACGAGGAAGCCTTGCTCGCCGCGGCGGCTGCATTGGGCATTGCCGCCGTGTCGTTCTCTGCGAGTGAGGCGAAGGAGGATGCTCTGGAGCGGGTATCCGACCAGGAGGACGCCGCCCGTGAGCTCGTTCGCCGCAGCCTGCAAGACGCAGCGGATGATGCGTCTGACGTGATCGACGCTGCTCTCGGCGAGGAAGACAGAAAGATCGTCGAGGACCTGACGTCGACCAAGGCGACGGACGTGGCGGATGCCGTGACGAGCGCCCTGTCGGGAGACCAGCTCTCGGAGGCCCTCTCCGGTGCGGGTATGGATGTAGATCCAGGAGGCACCTCGCTGGAAAGCGACTTGCAGCGGACGGTGGCTCACGAGGTCGCCCGCGCCGCAGACGAAGCAGGAAAGACGATCGCGGCCCGAAGCCCTGCTGTGGATTTGGTCCAGTGGACGTTGTCCGGCCGCCACCACTCCCTGCGCAGCTCGCCGGATAGCTGTGACGTGCTCGCGGAGGCGGACCTGCACGGCTACGGCGAGGGGCTTTACCACCCAAGCACAGCTCCCGTCATTCCGCATCCCTGGTGCGAGTGCCGTCAGCGGGTGGTTGTTCACGAGCCGGAGGATTGGGGCAAGGAGAGAGACGTCCCTCCTCAACCTTCCATCGAGGGAGTCAAAGGCCAGATGGAGCAGATGGAAGGGGAGAGAACCGTGACCGATCGATACGCCGCTAACCAGCGCTCGCAGCTTGACCGGGCCTTTCGTCTGGCGCATGAGGACCCCCGTTAGGCCCCAGGTAGCAAGACCCCATATTACTCGTGACGAACCCTTCTACGCCCCCAGCCGCGGGAAGTGCTGGGTGACCACTGAACAGCAGGCAGCGCCCCCACAGAGGGCCTCGCTTCTTCTCTGGTACATTCTGCTCCCCCTTATGCCTCTCGTAGAGCTCGAAGATGACGACGGCACCGTCACGGAAGTCGAAGTCCCCCACGACGCGATCGAAGTTCAAGATGGCGAAGACCTCGTCTACCAAAAACAATCCGAGTTCGACGACACGCTCCAGTCGAGGCTCAATCGCAAGGAGCGCAACCTCCGAAGCCAGCTGAAGGACGACGACGACTTCTGGCAGGAGGCCGCCGCCGCAAGGGGCGTCGAGCTCCGCGATGACGGCAAGCCAAAAGGCTCGATCTCCGACGACGAAATCGAAGAGCTGAAGCGCAAGGCGTCCAAGGTGGACTCGCTCGAAGAAGAGGTCTCAAGCTACGAGGAGACGCTGGAGAAGAACCGCCGGAAGCGCCTCGAACAGGAGCTCTTGGACCAGGCCCCGCCGGCCGCCAACGAGACGGCCCGCGATACCTTCGTCCGGGAAGCCCAGGACCGGATGACCTACGACGACGAATACGGTTGGGTTAAAACGGAAGGTGATGACATTGCCTACGAAGCCGGTGAGCCTCAGGGCCCGGAGTCGGTGATCGATGAGCTGGAGGACAGTCACGGTTTCCTTTTCGAGGACACCGAGGTATCGGGTGGCTCAGATGTTCAACCCGGCAGCTCCGGTTCGACCCTCACGCAGTCACAGTTCGAGAAGGAGGTGCAGAAGGCCCAGCAGGAGAAAGACCTCGAACGGATGCAGGAGCTTGAGCAGAAGGAGGCCAACGGAGAAGTCATTGCAGATTAGTCACTGCTTCCTGAACCCCAGGCATTCAAGCCTGACGTGGGAACGGGGGCAGTCGAGTCGCGCACGTCACGCGCCCCCATCCCACGTAACGTAAATTACTACGCAACATAGGATTACCCATATGGGTACTTTTTCAGCAACCCGGTACAGCGAGCAGTTCATTCTCAATCTGGACCGCTCGACTGTGGCGAGAGAAATCACGAACCAGGACTATAGCCCCGTCGAAGGCGCCCGCGCGGTCGAGCTCTACTCGGCCAGCGACCTGTCCGCGCCGGACAAGAATGCCGACGACTCGGTCAACATTCAGAATCCGGGCGGCTCCTCGCAAACGATGACGCTCGACGAAGAAAAGGATTTGACCGTTGGAATTCCGTCGGTCGAGGAATTTCAATCGCAGGTCGACATGCAGAGGACATTTAGAGGTCGACAGGCGCAAGCCGGCGAGGAGGCCTTGGACGACCACGTCATGGGCAAGCACACCGAGGCGGGGATCGACATCTCGACCACCGCCACGACCCCTGATGGGTTCGAGGACAAGGTTCGCGACTGCAAGGTGGCATTGTCGGACAACGACGTGCCCCGTGCTGGGCGCTACATGGTCCTCTCTCCGCACTACGCTGACCTCCTTTCGGAGGCGGCCGGCGATCGGATCCAGTCGAACCGCGACATTGAGGTCGATGGCTTCATCGGCAGGTTTCAGGGCTTCGACATTTTCGAATCGACCGGCGTTCCGGAGACGGGAAGTGCCCCCGGCAAGCAACATTTGACGTTCGGCCACCGCGCTGCCCACACGCTGGCGGTCCAGCTCGACGGCGTTGCGCTTGTCCGCAACTCCGAGCAGGGCACCTTCCACGGAGACATCTTGAAAAGCCTGATGGTGTATGGCTCCAAGGTGCAGCTCCCGGCGGCCTACGGCGACCTTGAGGCCGACCAGCCGAGCTAAATCCATTTCTTAGAGCCGCGCTCTGGCTCCCTGGGCCTCCCCTGAGAGCATTTTATGCTCCCCTTCTGGGCCCAGGTGCCAGGGCGTCGCTCTACTGGTTATAGGCCCCCTCTATGCCCGATATCCTCACGTCGGACGTGCAGAGCCAGTATCTCACCTCCAAGGCCCAAAATGCCGAGGAGCTGGATCTGCTCATTGATCGTGCCGAGCGGAAGGTGATCAACCGCTACCGCGAGAACCCCTCCCGCAATGATTTCCGTCTTGGAAACGGCCAAGACGTGCGCCTCGATGGATGGGCCTCCACGGATTCGGGTCCCGACCCCGGCGAGATGGATGAGGATCTGCTCGATTCGCTTCGCGCCGCGATCGCGGCGGTGGTGGAGCACTGGGCGTCTCGTCCTGACGAAGCCGATCACGTCCAGAGCATGAGCCAGGGGGCCCGCTCGGTCACCTTCCGGGACGCAAAGGGTGAGCTGCCGAGCGCCGTGTTCGCACCGTTGCGGCCCTACGATACCCGCAGCACTCTCTTCACGATTGGATGATGGCATATTTTGCAAATGCAGAGTGCACCGTGACGCGGTCGGAGGGGAAGCGAACTGCGGCCGGCTACGAAGAAACGGGAACGACGACCATCCTCGAAACGAGCGGCGGAGCCCAGCTCTCCGGGCGGGCGCTTGAGCGGATGCAGCAGATCCACGAGGTCGGCGACCTGATTTTCTTCGCCGAGACCGACGTGAGAGATGTAGAGCCCGGCGACGCGATCACGGTTGAGCGCTACGACAACCAGACCTACGAGGGGTCGGTGGCGAAGGTGCGTGATATTGACGACTCACTTTTGGTGTCGCTGTGATTGATTTCGATGGGCCGGACACCGATCCGGAAGAGCACCTCGATGAGCTCGAGGATCGCTTCGAGGCGGAGCGCGACCGGGCTTTGGAGGAAGCGAAGAAGCAGGCCAAACGAGTGGTCCCTGTGGATACCGGAGCTTTGATGAGGAGCATTGAAATTAGGGGAAACGCCATCACATCAGACAAAGACTACGCCCCAAGAATAAATTGGGGGTTCACTGGTACCGACAGTCTGGGACGTGAGTACAATTACGAAGGTACGTTTTTCATGACGGACGCCTGCCTCGATAGCTTCGACGCCAGCGTAGAGAGGCTTCGAAATGGTTGAGACAGACCTAATTACAGCGATCTACGAGCGCCTCGCCGGCGAAGACGCTCATGGCCAGGCCCTCCAGCATGATGGAAACCAGGTGCCGGTCTTTACCGGAGCCGGCCCGGCCGACGGGGAGGCCCCCTACGTGGTGATCTCCCGCCCCCGCACGAGAGGCGGACAAACCCTCGATGGCGTCGAGACGCCGGAGGTTCGAGTTCAGCTTAGGACGCACACTCGGTTTCCCGCAGGCAAAGCCAATCAATTCAAGTGCTACCAGATCGCCGGCCAGGCGCATGACCTTTTGGAGGCGGCGCCCCTGCCCGTCCAGGGCCGAGAGCCCTACGTCCCGCAGCCGGATAAGACGCCGATTCCGGCCTACGACGTGGGGGATCGCCAGGCCGTCGATCTTAGCCTTGAGTACACCTTTCTTTCTCCTTGACTCTCAATACTTTATAGGATTTACCAATGGCAAATTCGGATGCCGCAGTCGTAGGAGTCGACCTCAAGACGCAGGTCAATTCCTCACTCCTGGCGCTCCACACTTCGTCGAATCTTAACATTAGTCCCTCCTTGGTGGACCTGATCGTCAAGGCCGACGCCTCAGGTACTCCAACGGACTGGGCGAGGCGTCTGCAGGGCGTCGCCGAGTGGTCCACCGACCACTCCGGCGCTCTGGCCGGAAGCGGCGCGACGAAGCCGAAGACCTCGGACCCTAACATGTCTTTCAAGTTGAAAGTCGACACCACCGATGACGGGACGGACAACCCGGCCCTCGTGGAGGTGCCGCTGCTGGACTCGGTGGAGTTCAATTTGAACCAGGAGCTCGCCGAGACGGGCGGGATGAGCGAGCCACTTTGGCGGTACGTCCGCCCGGATACCCGCGACTTTGAGCTCTCCCTGAGCGGCACGTACATGGAGCCAACCACCTCCGAGGGCGCAGTCTATGACGAGACGCTCGATAAGATGCTCGCCCGAGCGAGCGACAACCTCCCCTTCGAGCTGGACGTGCTCGGGGTCACCTTCTCCGGCGAGGTCGAGATCGGAGACGCCTCCATCCAAGCGGACACCGGCGGCGAGTCGGCCACCATCGACCTGACGCTCTCGGGCAATTCGGATCTGAGTAAGTCCGGCTCGTTCGAGAGCTCCATCGAGGCGGCCTTCGATGCCTTCATGGGCCAGAATTCGGTGGACGTCGGGATCATCCACTACGACGGGTCGAGCCCGGAAACCGGCACCTCCAAATTCACAGGGTCCGGCTACTACAGCGAGCTCTCGATCGCGCTTGAGCGAGGTCAGGAGGTGACCGTCGACGGCACGGTCGAGGGCAATGGCGCTCTGAGCAAGGGCACCGTGTAACCTCTTGTGGAGCCTCGGGCTTGGGGCGACCCGGCCCGGGGCTTCCTTTCGCTTTTTGCTCCACAGATTTAGGGCCGAGAGGCCACGCGACATGCAAGACTTTGACAACTCGTTTCTGACTGAGAATGACCACCCGGCGGTCCACGAAGACGCGTTCGTCTTCGAGATCAAGGGTCAGGCCATCGGGTGGCGGGCGTCCGGGTTGGCCCTCAAAAGGGCGTCCGACCAGGGCGTCGAGGTCGGAGAGCTTTTGGCGGACGTCCAACAGGTATTCTCCGCGGCGGATCTCGATGAAGAGGATATCGAAGAGATGAGCGAGGAAGAGATGGGAGAGGTGCTGATGGAAAGTGGTGGGGTCGCCTATGTCTTGGACGTAGCCGCGACGGTCATCTGGATCGGCGCCTTGCATTTCAACGCGAACGTTCGGCAGGAAGCCGTCCTCTCGATCCTCGACTTCTCGATGTTGGGTGACCTCCCCATCAATGAGATGGTGAGCCGAATCTTCCCGGAGATCGAGGATGAGGAAGAGACAGCGGGAAAAGAAACGGAGGAGGACTCGGAGAGCTAAAGACCGACCGGTTCTTCCTCCAGCTCTTCGAGGCGGATTGTTCGAGAGGCGAAATCCTGCGCTCGGAATTGAGGTCGCTCCTGCTTCGGCGCAGAGCCTACGAGAAGCGAAAGCGGCGGGAAGAGGTGCACCTGATCGGGGTGCGAAATGAGATTAGATCTGCGCTGGGGGGCGAGCTGATCGAGGACCCCTACTCTTCTCCGAAAGTCGAGCAGCGGGCGCACGCCGGCGAGGCCGCCCGCATCGCGGCCCTGCGGGAGATGGACCTTGACGAGGGGGCGGAGATGGCGCCCGCCGACGCCGCAAACGAATTGACCGAATAGCGTCATGGCCTACGCGATCTACTTCATCGTCGGCGGCCCAATCAAAGGATAGGACTCTTCTACGATGGCTGAGGTGGAGACGCTCACGTATGAGTTTCAGAGTCGAAATTTGGACTCACTGAAACGCGAAATGGAGGAGCTCTCTGAAAAAACTGAGAGCATCGGGAGCGAAGCGGAGGAGACGGCTACGGAGATGGAGTCCTCTACCGCCTCGATGGAGGACTCGATCGAGGACGTCGAGGATCAGGTGGAGGAGCTACGGCGGGCCTTGGAATCGATCACGACCCGAGATGCCCGACGCTCGCTGTCTCGGCTCGAAGATGCAGTAGACGGCGTCGATTTCGGCGGTCTCGCTGCCTCCGCCGCCGGAGCCTTCTCCGCCATTAAGGAGGGCGCCGAAGAGGCGGAAGATGATCTTTTGGGCGCCGGCCTCGCCGGCATCGAGGCAGGGGAGGCGATCCAATCCGGCGCCGAGGAGGGCGAGGACGCCTACGAAGATCTTACGGCTCAAGTTCTTGCGGCCAAAGCCGCCATCGAGTCCGTTGATGGAGTGGGCCCGGAAACCAACGTCAACCTACAATCTGGCTCTGGAGGTTCCGGAGGTGGTGGGGGTATTGGGCTCGGGACGGTTTTGCTTGGAGCAGGTTTGAAGGAGAGCCTCGAAAATACGATCGGCACCGGAGCCAAAATCTCGGAGTTTGGGGACGCAGCGTCTGAATTGGTGGACTCGGCCGGCCGGCTCGCGGACTCGGGAGAGACTCTTCAAGACGCGGCCATCCAACTGAAGCTCGCCGCCTCTCAGCTCGCCTCTGCCGACGATGAGGAGATTAAGATGCCGATCTGGGTCGAGAAGGGAGCCGAGAAGGAAGGCAACGTCTCCGGCGCCGGAGGCGAGGTCGACTTGGGTGACGAGGAGAAAAGCAGGAGCTCCAGCCGCCTGCTTTCCTATCTGGGGAGCGCAGGGAGCGCCCTCCGCAGCTGGACCGCATCCTTGTCTCGCTCGAAGCTTGCCGTCGGCGGGGTCACGGCCGCCCTCGCCACAGTGACCGCGGCGCTCGGGGCCTACGACGCGGCCGTCGTCGCCGCCCAGACCGCCCTGACCGGACTCGCCACGAAGCTCGCCATGGAGTATGGCGACCAGGAGCTGCAGACCGACCTGCAGGCGATCGGCGCCCAGTTCAAGGAGACCGCCTCCCTTTTCGTCGACGCCTTTGAGCCGATCATCCGGGGGACGGTGATCCCACTCCTGGAGGATTTGAGCATGTGGCTCCGCTCCAATATCGATGAGCTGAAAGACTTCGCCCAGCGCGGGGTCCCCAGGCTACGAGACTTCGTGAGTACGGCCACGATACTGGCGGAGAAGTTTGGCAAGCTGATCAGCACCGTTGGGCAGATCGGGGCCGTCGAGGCCCTGTTCGACGCCTTGCTCAAATTGGCGTGGGGCTTTGACATGTGGGCCAAGACCATCCAAAGTGTCTTCGGTTCGTCGCAGCCGGACACCAGCCAACCCAGCAAAGCAGGCGAGTACCTGCAGCCGCGCACTGAGGGCGGCTCGACTGTCTTGGCCCCGACCGAACCCTCTCCACAAAGCCAGCCGGAGGAGGACGAGGACCCGAGCCGAGCGGCGCTTGGCGCCCAGGAAATGGGCCCGCTTCTCAACGACATGGCGGGGCAGATCGGGCGCATCCGCGAGCGGTTCCAGCGCGGCCTGATCGCCAAAGACGAGATGCTGCGCCAGATCGTGAGCGCCCGAGAATCGGCGTTTCAGGAGCTCCAGAAGCTCGGCCAGAAGATGCCGGGCATCGTGACGGACAATCTCATGTCTCACCTGGCTTCCGAGCTGAGAAAGCTCAAGGGACGCCTTTCGGAGATGCAGCTAATCGAGGCGCCCCCGAATGCCCAGAAGGTCCAGGGAGCGCCCCCGACCAACCGCTTCCCTCGCCGAAAAATCCAAGAGGGCCCGCTTCCGGAAGGAATGGACCTTGGTTTGGGTGCGCTCAAAGGAGCGAAGGAGGGAGCCGACTCGGTCTCGGAGATTAACAGCCTGATTCAGGCTACCCGGGACCAGTTTGACACCCTCAACAACGAAGAGGCCCGTGACTTTATTGGCCGTTTGCAGCGTATGCGGTCGAAGATGAACGAGGCGAAAAACGCCGCGAAGGCGGTTGGCCAGGCGATGCAGCAGTCGATCGCCCGCTCGGCGGACCGCGTCTTTCAGGCTCTGGGGCAGGGGTTCAGCGACGCCATCTTTGGGCAAGGAAAGGGCAAAGGAAAAGCGCAGGCGAAGCTGAACCTGTTCAATGCCCGCGATCAGGTGAAGGAGATGCAGCGGGCGCTCAAGAGCGGGCAGATCTCCCACAAGAAGTTTGCGCTCTCCATCGGGGCCCAGAAAAAGAAGATCCAAGAGCGGCAGGAGGAGCTAAACGAGACGATGGAGGGCGGTTTTGCGAAAGCCGCCGACACGATGGTGAGTGCCTTCAAAAAAGCGGGTAAGCAGCTCATCGCAGAGATCACCGCCGTGATCGCCAAGATGGCTGTGCTCAAGGCGATTACGTCCGCATTTAGCATAAGTAGCGGAGGGTTTCTCGGCTCGGTCATCTCCAACCTTGGCGGCGGAGCGTTCCTCGACGGCGCCGCCGAAGGCGGGACCGTTAAGCAGTCCGGCCTCGCGGTCATTCACCAGGGCGAGGAGATCGTGCCCTCTGACACGGTGAGCACCCTTGAGTCGCTTGTGCAGCCGGCTACTCCTCAGGTGGCTCCCGCCGGCGCGGGAGGAATGGATATCAAAGTCGAAGTCCAGGGCGAGACGACAACCAGCGGCGAGGACCTCAAGACGACCTACGACACGGCGACCCGCATCCAGCGGCGCAAAGGAAGAGCGTAACTCTTTAGAGCTCAATGGGATACGGAAACAAGTACCGCTACCAGTACGTCGAGGCCACCGGCCAGACGTGCGAGGTCCAGATTCAGCAGGAGGGCTACTCTGGATCGGTTACCGATCTCAGTGCCAGCAACCAGGGCTTCGAGATTACGTGGGCCCAGCAGGGGCAGCAGGACCTCACCAAACCTCTTTTGGTCTCGACTGCTCGCCTCTGGTTTGAGGGCGACGCGGACGGAGAAATGGTCAAAGAGGTCTTCGACTCCGGCGACACGGAGTGGCGAGTACGCTACCTTGTCGGCGGATCGCTTGAGTGGCAAGGCTACCTCGCGACCGACCTTTGGCGCTCGGATCCCCACTCCCCGTCGGACACGATCGCTTTGGAAGCGATAGATGGGCTCGCCCTTCTGGAGGACCGCGATGCGTACGTCGACGACACGACGTCTACCTACCGCCCGCACTCCGCCATCGACGCTCACCTCCGTGGATTCGATTCCTACGAGGGGTTGCACAATCTGCCGATCCGGACGTCGATGGACTGGCGGCCCTATGACTTGGATCTGCCGGAGCCGGGCAAGGACTGCCCCCTCGACTGGGTTGACTTGCGTAATAAGAGCTTCCAGGAGCTGGATGATCAGGGAGAGCCTCAGGAGACCCTGGATGCTCGGAGCCAACTCGAAGGGCTCGTGGAGCGGTTTGGCCTGCAGCTGTTCCAAGCTGGCGGCACGTGGCACCTACGCCAACGCGATCAGGTCGAGGATGGGACGGCGCTCAAGACGTGGACGATGGAGGTCGACCAGTCGATCTTTGGTGACGCACAGACCACGGACGTCACAGCGGAGCTGCCCCACCGCCTCCGCCGGTCCGAGAAGCCGCAGCGCCGCGTCGAGCGGCTGCGGACGCTCACCTCAACGTACAACTACGAGGACCTCGGTAACTTAGCGGAGAACGGAGGGTTCGAAGATTACTTGAGCGCGTGGGAGAAGAACGAGCCCTCGAACGGCGATGCCCAATCGAGGGCCGAGACGGTCACCTACGACAACTCGTCTCTGGAGCGCCCGTCGACGCAAGAAAATACAAGAGTCGCCCGAATCAACCGTGACGTTGCGGGGCCCCGAGAGGATCCAGTATTGGCTGACCCAGCGGAGATCTGGCAAACCGCTCCCGCCCACGCCTACAATGCTGGGCCGAATAGCTCCATCCTATTTGAGTGGATGGAGGCCCACTATAGCAAAATCACGCGGCCAACCATCAAAATCAAGGTTGGCAGCTGGTACTTAGAGCGCCGCCTCACGCAGGTGACCTCCACCTCTTTGGCTGCCAAAGAAGGGACCCTCTACATCAATTCGCTCCCGAGCGGAGCGGTGATCCCATCAGGGAGCCGATGCCACATCTACGATCGCGACGGCGATCCTCGCAATGACCCCGAGCACGACCTGACCCAGCATGTTGGCCGGATCGACCTGTCTCAGGCAGCGCGTGAGGGAGACGACGTGCTGCAAGGGGACATCTCCGCCGAGATTCCATCCGGGTCGTACGTCCAATACTACACGTGGTCCTCTTCGCAGCAGGAGATCACCTGCCCGCAGCTCTTTGAAGTCAAGACCACGATGGTCCCGCAGAGCATCAACGCGCCTACCAGAGCACCGGATGGGTCCGTTGTGAGCGGGAAGCCCTACTTCTACTTCACCATCGCGCCGGACAACCCCAAGACGGCCGCTGATAAGTATATCTACCTCGACGACGTCTCGGCTCAGATGGCCCAGGACGGGGAGCCGATTGGGCAGACTGTTTACAGCTCCCTCGATGACCACCATGGCCGCGACCTGACGCTCAATCACAGGATCGGCGTTGGGCCTTCTGCTGGCCACCCGCGGGCCCTTTTCGATCAGGGGACCGCCGAGATCTTGAGCGACTGGAAACGGGGGCCCTACGGGTCCTCCGAGAGTCGGTCGGGGAAGGGTCTGGAGCAGCTTCTCGCTGAGACGTGGATGCGCCAGCAGCGGGAGACGCTCGACAGGCGCACCTACCAGTTTGAGGAGCGCGGAGCTCAGGTCGGGCCGCAGTACGTCTACTCGATCGACTCGACGCCGTATACGGTTTCCTACCTCCGCTACCGCACGAGCTCCTCGGGAAACGGCGGAGTTATTGAGCTGAGCGAGCACAAGGACGCGGGCATCGCAGGGCTCCAGCAGAATTACTCGATGGATCGGGAGGGCACTACTACCACAAGTGGTACTGCTGGGGGCAGCACTGCAGGAGGAGGTGGAGGAGGCAGCGCCAGCTCGTGGGAGCAGCTGACCGGCAAACCGTTCTCGGAGATTGGGGGTGGTCTCAAGGCCCCCGACGACTTTCTCCAAGCTGAGCCGAGCGGCTTCGCCGGGCTCGGTTTGACAGACAACTCCGATACGCTCGCGATTGCAGACGGGGGTGTCGATACGCTTCAGCTCGCCGGGGCGGCCGTGACGGAACCGAAACTTCAGGATGATGCCGTGACGGCACCGAAGGTCAGGGACGGCGAAACCCTTCCCGTCGACATCTCCGGCGACGCCGACACGGTCGACGGATATGAAGGCGCTGAGCTCGGAGTCTTGGCCGAGGACGAGACGATCACCGGCACGTGGACCCACGAGGCGGACCTGGTGGTCGACGGGGCAAAGATGGAGGCTGATACGTTTGGCACCGCCGCGTTCGGGTTCTCTGAGAAGGGTGGGGACCTGGTGCTGACCGACGCGAACGGCATCGAGCTGATCCGGCAACCCAAAGGCGGCGCGACGCAGTTTGTCCAGGGCGCCGAGATCGGCGTGATCGACGCCCCGGCCGATTCCCTTACCCAGCTGATAAACGCCGCCTCCACGTCGTCTGCGGCCTCTGGCGACGCGCTCGGATACACCTTCGCGCTCGACAATCAGTCATTTATAGAAGTCTCTGCTGAGGCAGATGGGAGCGGCGGCATTCAAAACGGAAGCGTCGCGGTCACCAGGGAGCTCTCCGTCGATGGGGACATTAACGCCACCGGGGTCGGGCACTTCGACATTACCGGCGATGCCGACTCGGTCGACGGCCTGCACAAGGCCGACCTGCTTCCGTCCGGCGGGCAAAACGTTACGGTCGGCACGTTCCCCAATCCCACCATCTCGGTCTCCCCACAGGGAAGCGGCTCGGGACTCAACGCCGACCGGATTGACGGCTACGAAAGCGCCGAGCTGGCCGTTCGAGCCGAAGATGAGACGATCACCGGAACGTATACATTTGCCTCCGAAATCCAGGCCGACCTCGGGCTCACCTCTGGAGATGATTTAATGCCATCTACAGGCTATGCCCACTCCATCGGGTCCTCCAGTCAGAAATGGCTCACCCTGGACGTTGCGGAATTAAGGGCCTCCACTCTCGTGTCTCAGAAAGAGCTGGCGACGGTCGGTGGGCGCCAGCTCGTGGGGACGGCGAGTGAGCTCACGAAGGCCGCCCGAGCGTCCGACACGAGCGTCACGGTCCGGCACAACAACCTCCGGTCCGGCGACTACCTCCGCCTGGAGAGCGGGGGAGACGTCGAGTTCATGAAGGTCACAAGCTCGGCCACGAGCGTGAGCGCAGGCTACGAGTACTCCGTGGAGCGTGACCTCGATTCGACTGGAGCAAACCGCTGGGAAAAGGGCGACGCGCTTTTTTCTACGTCCGCCGGCGAGGGCTTTATCGACCTCTACGCACAGCATGCGTTCACCGACGCTGAGCAGTCGACCATCAGCGGCCCGACCGTTGCGTTTCGGGAGCAGCAGCCCGGCTACGAGGCCGTGCCGACGCGAGCGGCGGTGGGCAACCTGCACGACACCTACGACTACTCCACCGACACTTTCGGCCTCGCTGCTGGAGACAAGGGCGCCACCTGGATTGCAGCGGACGCGGAGCACGGCTTTCGCGTGATGAGCGAGCAGGTGAAGAAGATTGGCCTCGATCCATCCGGCGACGCTTATTTCGAAGGAGAGATCCAGGCCGAAAGCGGGCAGGTCGGTGGGTGGAGCATCAGGCGCACGCGAATCAGAAAAGACACGCCCTCCGGCACCGTCGTGGAAGGGGGCCGCCTCTCCTCGGGCGGCAACATTAAGCTGGACCAAGAGGGAGACGCGGTCTTCGTTGACGGAGAAGGGATCCTGACCGGGTTCGGCGCCGACGCTGAAAACGTCCGCGCCCACGTCGGCACTCGCGGAAGCGACGCAGAGCTACTTGTCTACCGCGATGCCGATAACTACGTCTCCATCGGAGACGGGCTCGGGCGCTCCTCGATGGGGATTTCTGTGCAGGCCGGCGGCACCTCCATTCTTGAAACCCGCGAGACGGACGATTTTAGCTCCGGTGGGAATTCGTACCCGGCTCGGATCGACGGGCTCCTCATTAAGAACGGGGCCGCGATCGAGGGCGCCGCCGTGATCGACGGCACCATCACGGCCTCGGAGGCGGACCTGACCAACATCTTCTCTCAAACGCTGACGGTCAACAGCGGGGGCGAGATTAAAAGCGGAGCCACGGCGGGGGGCACTCCTCTCTTCCGGATTCAAAGCAGCGGCGACGCGCGCTTCGGCGACCCTGCCGGCGAGCATCTGACGTGGGACGGCAGCCTCTCCATCGATGCGTCGACCTTCGACCTGGAGGCGGGTGGGCTCTCGATCCAATCGAGCTCCTCGACCATTGAGCTCGGCCAAAGCCTGCCGGACCAGGGCATCACGCTCGACGGTACCGGGGAGGAGGTCCGGATGTACGCCGCCGAGCTGCCGGATACGGTCGACGACCATTCCATCGCGATGGGCCCGGAGTCCGACGTGCAGGGCAGCACCATCTCGGCGGTCAACACAAAAGATACGGGGGTGACCAAAAACGATGGGTTCGATTCGTCTACGCGGGGGACGACGCTGACCCTGTACCGCACCTACTATGAGGACATGTACCACGAAAGCGATGCCGTCGACCGGAAGCACGCCGCCGAGATGCTCGCGGAGACGGTTTTGGACTACTCGCTCAACCAAGAGATTGGGGTCAAAATCACCTACGAGCTGCGGGGAACGTACGTCGGGACGCTCGAAAAGACGGTCCCGCTCGACAAAGAGCTCAGCTCTTCTACAGGCAGCGAAACGGTCCGCACGGCCGTTGCGGCCACGCTCCGCAACACGCCGCACATGATCTTTGAAATCCGGCTTGAGATTGACCGCAACCTCTACTCGGGGGAGACGATCGACTACGAAGTTCGACGGGACGTCGACGGGTCCGGCAACCCCACGACCCTTGAGTGGCGTGAGTACCGCCCCCGCACGGTCGTCAACAAGTACGGCATTACGACCCACATGGGGCCGAACGTGGCCAAGACGCTCGGTGGCGGCGCCGCCGGCTCGGTCGGCACGTCCGATAGCACCGCCGGCGTCAGCTCGTTTGAGGGGCGCACCGGCGACATTGCGCTTCAAGACGGCGACGTGACGGGGGCGCTCGGGTACGTGCCCGTCGATGAGGCCACGACGATCAGCGCCGGCACCGGGCTCGCCGGGGGCGGGGACCTGACGCAGGGGCGCACGCTCTCGATCGCCGATTCGGGCGTGGGCACCACGCAGCTGGCCGGCGACAGCGTCACGCCCGCCAAGGTGGACGAGACGGGCCGGTACGCGGTCGAGGGCCTGGAGGTCGGCGCCGACGCCACCATCGGCGGCTTTCGCCTGAGCGACGACGGGGACCTCGTCCTCACCGACACGAATGGCATTGAATTGATCCGGCAACCGGCAGGCGGGCCGACGCAGTTCGTGCAGGGCGCTGAGATCGGCGTGATCGACGCGCCGGAGGATTCCCTTACCCAGATCATCAATGCCGCCTCCACGTCGTCTTCGGCCTCTGGCGACGCGGTCGGCTATACGTTCGCGGTCGACAACCAGTCGTTTTTAGAGGTCTCCGCGGAGAGCAACAGTGGGGGTGGGATCCGGAACGGACGCGTCGTGGCCCACCGCGAGGTGGGCATGGGATCCAATCAAATCCGCTTCGACGACGGGCTGATCAAGGGCGACGGGGCGGGCGCCCTGCAGGTGCTCGCCGCCGACGGCACCGCCAGCGGCGAGCTGGTGGTCGATACGCTCACCGTGACCGGCTCGATCGACGAGAAGGACACGACGACACTCAACGTTCAAGACCAGTGGATCACCGTCGCCGACGGGCAGAGCGGAACCCCCTCGGTGGATGCGGGCCTGATTGTCGAGCGTGGGGATCAGCCCAACGCTCGCCTCCTTTGGAGCGAGGGGACCGACGAGTGGGGCCGCAAGATGAAAGGCGGCACGTTTGAGCCCTTCTGGCACGACGGCAACGTGAGCGGGGGGACCGACATTGTGATGAGCTCCACGCAGGTCGCTCACGCAAACACCGGCGCGAGCCTCTCGGTCACCACGGGCGAGGGAGAAGTGGTCTCGGCCCTCTCCACCGACGGGCGTGGCCACGTCGGGTCCGCCTCGGTCAAGAGCCTCTCGATCGACGAGTGGGGCGCGGCGAGCGGAGACTTGGACTTAGGCGGGTACAACATTGAGAACCTCCATCGCATCGGAGATCCGGATACAGGCAACTACCTCGACTTCACTGCGAGTGGCAGCTACGTCGAGGTGCAGGACGGGAGCGGCTCCCGGGAGCAGCTGGTCGCGGAGGACCTATACGTGAGCAGAAAAGGCGCCTGGCTCTCCGACGACGACCTGATCGATCTCAATGCCGGGAGCGGCCTATCCGGTGGGGGCACGACGGGCATTAAGGACCAGATGACGATCCGCCACGCCGATACGTCCACGCAGGGGAACGCTGCGGTGGGCGGGGCGACAGTCATCAGCGAGATTACGCTCGATGACTACGGCCACCTCACGGGCATCGCGACGGAGGACCGCTCGATCAGCGACTGGGCAAAAGCGGAGGCGGACCTGGACCTAAACGGCAAAAACGTCCAGGACGCAGGGACCGTCGAGGCGGAGGAGGCCCACGCCGCTCGGCACACGACGGAGAACTTTGAAGTGCGTGAAAACCCCAAATCCGCCTCTCTCGATTTTGTCTACACAGGATAACCTCCTTCTTTGTAACCCCATCTCAGCCAATACTATAGGACTACAATGTGCTCGACACGATAATCTCTCACCTCCCCGCCATCGGCTCCTTCATTTCCGCTGTGTTGGGCGGTGGCCTCGTCACAGTAGGCATCAAGCTCTATCGCACCTACTGGACGCAGCTCAGGAAAAACGACCAGCAGGAGCATCAGCAAGATCTGGAGCTCTCGAACCGGCTGGAGCAGCGTCTCAATGACGTGGAGGGTAGATTGAGCACGGCCGAGAAGGAGGTGCGTGAGACGAAGGAGGAGCTCTCCGCGACCAAGAAGGAGCTGACGGAGAGCAAAATTAAGCGACGTGAGCTGGAAGCGGCAATCTCGGCCTTAGTTCAGCGTATCGACCGTCTCATCGATCGACTGGAAGAAAGAGGCGAGTCCATTTCAGCAGAGGAGCGAGAACGTCTCACAGAAGTCCCCTATACAGACACTACGAAAAATGGCTAACTCTATCGCGCACAAACTCGAAGACGGGTCCTTCCGTGGGTGGTACGTCAATGATCAGCCCTACGTCAAGTCGAAAAACTTCGGCGGCGTGGAGGAGATGCTCGACGAATTGAACCGCCGCCTCCGAAAAAGCGGTCGGCTGAAGGAGTATGAGCAAAACCAGCGTTACACCAAGCCCTCAAAGCAAAGGCGGATAGAGGAAGAAGCGCAGGCCCACAGAGCCGAAATCGGCGAAGTGGCGAGGTGGCGCGGCGGGGTGGAGCCTTAGGCTAATCGCCGCCCGCTGAGCTTTCGGATCGTCTCCTTCTATTTGGTGAGGACGCGGCGCAGGTGGGTGTCGTGGGTGCCGAAGGCGGCCCAGCCCAATGCGGAGAAGGGCCTCGACTTTCACCAAGACGCTAATCCAAAGAACCCGAAAATCATCTTATACAGATACACAAAGTACCCAAACAAAACCAACAACCACCCAAGGAAGATTGCTATTTCCCCAAGCTGAACCACCGTTTTACTGACGTATCGGTACACGACGAATCTTTCGCGGTTTCGCTTGTCAAACTCGTAGAGAAAGTTTTCAAGCTTACGATAAAATTTGTATTGCCGTCGGTGAACAATGACGTAGATCGGATAACAGAATAAAAATAAAAGGAGGTATCCAATAATTACATTCCACAAAAGAGCTAACATATTAACAACTCCATCCCACAAACCAGTAAACATATCAGCCCAGAAGCTGCTCAAAAAGATGGCGGAGGTCGGTTTCGCCGGTCACTTCCTCCGCTCGGTCAAGATTAATGCCACTCATGTCGGTTCATTCGGTCGATCTGGCCGAATACGAGCAGAGCCGGCGTTACACGAAGCCCTCTGAGCAGCGCAGAAGGGAGGAAGAAGCGCAGGCCCACCACGCCAAAATCGGCGAGTCGGCCCGGTGGCGGGGTGGCGTGGAGCCGTAGCTCCCAGCTTGTTCTGGCGAAACAGAGCTCACTCCATCAGGTGGTTGATGAGGCCGACGATGAAAAGGATCGTGACGATGGTCAAAAACGTGCCGGTCGTGATCATAGTGAGCGCGTTTGAATTAACCGAAGGCAATGAGACCCAAAATGATCACTGCAAGCGTTCCGATGAACACGGAGATGAAGCAGCCGATGTCTTCCGCTGCATTCTTTGCGGTCTCTTTCTTTCTGGGGTCGTCGGTAAACAATCCTCGCAGCGCCGCTAAGACCGCAACAATAGCGAGCATGACGCCAAATGGCATTGGACTAAACAAGTTATAGTACTGGGATGAGCGCGAGAAGGGTCTGTAAAACTCGCCGCGAGAATCATTCCAAGGGTAGCCAGGTCGCCAGCTACCGCGTCGGCATAGACAGCCCCGCCCTGGTTCACAGAGTCTTCTCGACGTCTGCGGCTCAAATCACGCCAGCGTCACATCCGGGCTTGACACCCCGGGGGTCGACTTT